GGTTATGATCCTAAAGTTTCAATATCTGAAGGTGTATCTAAATTTGTACATTGGTACAAAGATTATTATAAGGTAAATTGATGAGAGCATATTGCATTACATTAAAAGGCGATCATACTTCCGAGCAAGGCTTTAATAGATGCTGGACAAGTGCAAGAAACTTAGAATGTGACTTTGATTTTTATATTGAAAGATTTGATGCAACAGTGGCAAAAAACGCACACAAAGAATTAATGCAGTGGGACTTAATGTGGAACTACCCCTGGGAAGGTAAAGTCGCTGACATTGCCACAGGTCTTATAAAATCTGCATATTCTACAGCAATCAAAGAGAGACGAATTGCATGTGCTATAAGTCATTTTAGACTATGGACAAAATGCTTTGAGATAAAAGAGCCAATTCTTGTATTAGAGCATGATGCCGAATTTATAAAAAAGTTAGATTATCAATATATTTTGAATTCAAAATATCAAGTAGTGGGTATTAATAATCCACTTGGTTCAACAAGACGTTCAAGACAATACTATGATATTATTCAAAAGAATAAAAATCCTATTCAAGAAATACCAACTATTGACGAATGGAATATTCCGCAAGGTCTAGCGGGAAATTCTGCATATATTATTAAACCGGAAGGTGCGGAAAAACTCATATCAAACGCATTCAGTTATGGTCTTTGGCCTAATGATGCTCTTATGTGTAAGCAATTAGTTGACAATATGGGTGTGACTAAAACCTTTTATACTAAAGTCCAAGGACTTCAATCTACAACAACTCAATAGAAAGAGAGTAATAAAAATGAAAAAACTTTTAGCAATCGTAGCAGCGGGAATGATGTTTGCAACAAGCGCATTCGCTGGGGATACAGTAAAAGTAGGGTTCGTATATGTCGGACCAATTGGCGATCATGGATGGACTTACCGTCATGATATCGGCAGACAAGATGTGGAAAAACATTTCGGTGATGCAGTGGAGACAATGTATGTCGAAAGTGTACCTGAAGGACCTGATGCGGAAAGAGTAATTCGTGGTATGATTCAGCAAGGTGCAGATATTATCTTTACTACATCATTTGGTTATATGACTGCAACTGAGAAAATGGCAAAGCAGTTTCCGAATGTGAAATTTGAACATGCAACTGGTTATAAACAGTCTGATAACATGGCAAGCTATGGTCTTAGACTATATCAAGCGCGTCATGTTCAAGGCGTAATTGCGGGGCTAATGACAAAAACAAATAAGATTTGTTATGTTGCTGCATTTCCTATTCCTGAAGTAATTCGTGAAATTAACACATATTATCTCGGTGCAAAGAGTGTAAATCCAAATGTTGATATTGACATTGTTTGGGTGAATACTTGGTATAATCCAGGAAAAGAATCCGAAGCTGCTAAAGTTATGATGGCAGAAGGATGTGATATGGTCGCACAACATCCTGATAGTCCTGCACCACTACAAGCCGCAGAACTACAGGGCAAACTGGGATTTGGTCAAGCGTCTGATCAAATTCGTTTTGCACCAAAAGCACAACTAACAGCAACTATTGATAACTGGTCACCCTACTATATCGCAAAAGTTCAAGCCGTTATTGATGGTAATTGGAAGAGTGGAGACTATTTTGGACATATGAGTGAAGGTGTTGTAGGAATGGCACCATTTACAAATATGCCATTTAATGTAAGAGCAAAGGCTCAAGCCATAAAAGATGCTATTTCTAATGGCTCGTTTTTTGCTTTTACTGGACCACTATACGATAATAAAGGAAATCTTCAATTAGCTGCGGGTGAAATTGCAACCGATATGCAGCTTAATTCAATGGACTATTACGTTGAAGGAATCGACGCTCAAGTACCATAAAAAATGGGTGAAGCATTTAGTTAAAGAACACCCTCTTATTCAAAAGGAAAAACAATGAAACATTTTTTACTCGCAATAGTAGCAATGGTATTTGCTACATATGAATAGTGTAACAAATAACAATGGCGCTCAAGCACCAGCAATACCGCCTAAAATGCAATTACTTTCAAATGGAATGTATGTATTCATGGGTGATGTATCAATGGATACAATGAGTCCAATTATTGACTGGATACTATCAGAAAATATGAAAAGAAGTGATAAACAAAAAGAATTGACTTTAGGTATTTGTTCAAGGGGAGGAGACTTGAATGCGTGTTTTGCTTTAATTGATGTTATGAGAGCTTCTACAATTCCTGTTAAAACAATAGGATTAGGAATGATTGCATCTTGTGGGCTTCTGATGTTCATTTCTGGTAAAAAAGGTCGTAGAATACTTACACCTAATACAGCAATTTTATCTCACCAATATTCATGGGGTAGTGTTGGAAAAGAACATGAACTTTTTGCAAGAGTTAAAGAGATGGAACTTACAACTGAAAGAATGATCAATCATTATAAAAAATGTACAGGCTTGAATGAAAAGAAAGTAAGAGACTTCCTGCTTCCACCCGAAGATGTTTGGTTAAGTGCAACTGAAGCAAAAACTTTAAAACTTTGTGATAAAATAGAAGATATACAATAAAAAATATGCTAAATATATCTAATGAGTTAGGGAGCTTTTGGGCTCCCTTTTTTTGAGGAGAGAAAGATAAAATGACGCAACTAATAAATCCAAAAAAGTTTACTAACGCAGTGTCCCTATTGAGGGACTTTTTTTTGACTAAAGGCTTTGAAGAAGTACATACCCAAAATAGATTGAGTATCTTAGCCGCTTGTGAAGATCCCGAAAACGTAGCAAGTTATAATTATGAAGGCCAAGTTTGGCCATTACCTCAAACTGGCCAGATGTGGCTAGAACATGAATTACTTACCAGCCCCGATTCAAAGGGGTTTTTTTGTGTTTCAACGTCATACCGACAAGAGCCTAATGCAATTCCTGGCAGACATGATACAATCTTTCCAATGTTTGAATTTGAAATGCCTGGAAATATAAATGATTTGAAAAGTATGGAATATGAACTATGTGAGCATCTAGGATTTGATGCAATTACAGAAAAGACCTATCGTGAATGGCAAAAACACTATGGTGCAAGTGCAGCTACAGAACTAGATGCACAACACGAATTAGCTATGCAAGCATCATTTGGATCTTGTATGATTACAGAGTTTCCAGAGATGACCAGCCCGTTCTGGAATATGTCTAGAAATGAAGATGGCACAAGTAGAAAGATTGATGTTATTCTAGGTGGTATGGAAACAATCGGTAGTGCCGAGCGTAGTACAGATAGAGATCAAATGAGAGATACGTTTCATACGATTTCTAACGGCGAATATGCTGGACTCATTAAAAGTTTATTCGGAGATCAGAGGGTTGAGGATGAATTAGAAAAATTCTTAGAGTTTGATTTCTTTCCGAGAGTTGGAGGTGGCATCGGCATGACTCGAATGATAGCCGCTCTAGAAACGATCTAGAGCGCATAGTCTGGGGTGGCGGAATTGGTAGACGCGCGGTACTGTTTATACCTTGAATATATACTACTATAAATGTATATTTATTCGTGCAGGTTCGAATCCTGCCCCCAGAGCCAAAGGAAATAGCAAATGATACCAGTAATTGATTTTAATGAACTTAATTTAAATTCTCATATTGAAGATGCTTACGCTTCTGTAGGTTTTGCAGTTTTCATAAATTGCTTGACAAAACCAGAAAAATCTGATATGATTGAATGGTTCAGTGAGATGAAAGAATTTTTTAATTTATCTGAAGAAACAAAGAAAGGGTATCCATATGAAGGCGACACTAATTTAGGCTATAGTATGGTAGGAGATGAAAACGTTGATCCTACTGCACCTAAAGATATTAAAGAAAGTTTTAACTATAATAATAAACGTATGAATGAAAAACTTTGGCCAAGTGAACTTCCAAAATTTAAAGAAAGTGCATTGCGGAGTATTGAAATTGCAGATAGGCTTAGTCTTAGTATATTAGATAAATTCGACCAAATTTTAGATCCCGCAAGATCAACACTTGTAGATGCTCATATGGAACCATATAATACGACAAGAGTAATTCACTATCCTGCATATGATGGTGAAATTGATGATAGACAAATGAGAATTGGAGAACATAGTGATTATGGAACAATTACACTATTATGGCAAATTAATGATGTTCCAGGATTAGAAGTTCAAGATTTAACAGGCAAGTGGCATCCTGTGCCATATAATGTTGATGGAGTAGTTGTGAATATTGGCGATTTGCTTCAGCGATGGACAAATGATCACTTTAAGAGTACTAAGCATAGAGTAGTTAATACACACATAGATAAAACTAGATTCAGTATGCCACACTTTGTTGATCCTACTCCAGGCACGATGGTAGAAAATATGAGAAGATTTGAGGAAGCAAAGTATGATCCGATTGAAAGTAAAGAATATTTGATGTGGAGACTAGCGCAAAGCTATTGATAAGGAAATTATTATGTATTTAAATCATTTGAATTTGATTGGTTATGGATTTGTTGGTAAAGCAGTCTATAACTTTTTGAAAGACAAGCACACCATAAACATTGTTGATCCACATTATAACGATAATATTTTACATTATAATACTGATGGTTATATTGTTTGTGTGCCAACACCTACAGATGATAATGATGGAAGTTGTGATATGTCAACAGTATATGATGTGTTAAAAACTATTCCAGAACAATCTAATGTTTTAATTAAAAGGACTATTAGTTTAGAAGGCTGGAAATATATCAAAAATAAATTTGATGAACTGAAAATTGCGTTTAGCCCAGAGTTTTTGACTGCCGTAAATGCTTCCGAAGATTTAGATAATGAAAAAAATATCTTACTGGGCGGTACTTCTTTAGAATTTTGGTATAATGTGTTTAATCAATGTAAACCAAAAGATGCACAACTTGCAAATATAGAAGAACTTATTTTAGCAAAATATGCTAGAAATAGTTTTCTTGCAACAAAGGTTACATTTTTTAATGAGTTATATGATTTGTGTCAAGAAACTGAAATTGACTATGATACAGTTAAAGAACTTGTGGGTATGGATGATAGAATTTCTATAGGGCATACTCAAGTACCTGGACCAGATGGAAAGAGAGGTTTCGGTGGAGCATGTTTTCCCAAAGACACTTTAGCATTAAAAGCTACATACGAAGCAAACGGGGTGGAATCTTATTTGTTAAATAAAGTGATTGATATAAATTATAAAATGAGGGAAAAATGAAAGCTTTTGTGATTGCAATTCAGGAACTACAATCATCTATTAGGTCGGCAAATAAATGTATTATGTCTGCTTCTGAATATGATGTGGAGGTGGAACTGTTTGATGCTATAACGCCAAACAATGATCCTTATAAAATGCTAATAGATAAGGGTATAAGTGAGAAGAACTTTGAAGAAGTCTGGTCAAGAACAGATAGATGCATTTCAGCTTTTTTGTCTCACCACACTTTATGGGAAAGATGTGCTGAAGATAATGAACCATTTTTAATATTTGAACATGATGCGATTGTAGAAGGAAATATTCCTACTGACATTTTAGATTATGAAAATAAGGCTATGCTAATTAGTTTTGGTTCTCCTTCTTATGGTAAGTTCAACACTCCTCCAAAATTTGGTTTGAATAAATTAATTTCAAAGCAGTACTTGCCTGGTGCTCATTCATATATGATTAATCCAAAAGCTGCAAAAATTATGATTGAACAAGCTAAAACTGATGCTGGACCTACAGATGTTTATCTAAACAACAATCGTTTTGATTTTCTACATGAATACTATCCTTATCCTGTTGTCGTAAAAGATACCTTCACAACAATACAGAGAAAAGAGGGCTGCATGGCAAAACATGCATATAATGAACGATATGAAATTATTTGATAAAGTATTCCTAACGGGATGTGATGCTAGTCATCAGTGGATTCTACCTTGGTTTATATCTGGATATACTGCTCATAATGATATACCTTTAGTGTTTGCAGATTTTGGCGTCACAGTAGCTTGCAAAAACGAATTACTTGCCATGGGCATCGATCATATTATTGATATGACCCACACATCAGATAGGGGTTGGTTTAAAAAACCCAAATCTATGATTGAAGCATCTAAAATTGCAGATGGGGTTTGTTGGATTGATACTGATATTGAAATTTTATCCAGTATGAAAGGTGTATTTGTTTATGTTGAGCCTAATAGAATTGCTATGTGTGAAGATAAGCCTTGGACAAAAAGAATGGGCGGTGGAGGTACTTGGTATAATAGTGGTGTAGTTGCTTTTGAGGATTGTCCACAAATTCTTTTAAATTGGGCAAAAGAAGTTGAAACTAATCCTACTAGGGGAGACCAAGAAACTCTGCATTTCATGCTTTCAGATCCGCTTAGCAAACGCATACATATTACTGATCTGCCTAATGAATATAATTGGTTAAGATTGCAATTAGAACATGACAATCAAGATAGTGTAAAGAAAAAAGCAATTCATTGGACAGGAAATAAAGGTAAAGATAGAATTAAAGGAATGATCGAAAATGGCTAGTGTAGCACACATCGTTGGTAATGGAAGAAACGCGGGTTTATATACACCAACAAAAGGTTTAAAAATTGCGTGTAATTATCCACATTCAGCAATTGATAATCTCTATGCAACAGTGATGGTAGATTTTAAAATGATGAAAGCTATTCATGAAGATAAGTTAACGATAGATGGTGATTGGGTATTAGGAGCAAGACCGAAAAAGTGGATGGAAATGCGTAATGATTTCCATATGAAATACGCTAGACAAATCAAAGAATTTTATTTAGTATTGCCAAAATATGCACCCAATTATACAGATTTTAATTGTGGTCACATGGCAGTACACTGGGCAGCAAATAAACTTAAACGTGAAGAAATTCATATGTATGGATTTGATAGCATTTTTGGATTTGATATTACAAGCGCAGTTGATTTAATTCTACCGTCTCCACGAGACAATTTGAATACTCAAAGATTGACAGAGAACTGGCGCCCAATCTGGCATCATATGTTTAGAGAATTTCCAAAGACAAACTTCATTATACATCAGCAGAAAGGGAACGCCCTGATAAAACTTCCAGATAATGTTGAAGTTAGGCGCCCTAAAGGAAAAGTAATGAGTCGAGAATTGACAAAAGATTCTTTTGAAAAACTTAGAAATTCCTCTTGACAAAGACCCTAAAGTATGCTATCTTATAAGAGTAAAGAGAATCGCTTAGGAGATAGAGATGCTAAACTTCACAATTCAACCTAATGAGACCTTCAATCATTCAGTTCTTGAAGAATTTTGTGAAAGTCATGAACTATTTGCTCAAATGAATAGCAACAATACAATAACTTTATATTCATTAGTTTTAGATGAAGTTGATGAAGCTTATGAACAACTTGAAAATTTAGTTGTATCTACCGACGATTAATTCAGATAGAAAGAGAAACTTTTATGTACACTTATCATATCACTATGAGAAACCTTCATACAGTTACTCTCCGTTACAAGTATGTTGATAATTTTGCTTACAACCACAATCTCGAATTTCGTTTAGTACGTAATGCACATGAAAACTCACGCTATTTCTTTTTCTCAAAAAGCTATGATCAGCTAGAAAAAGCCCGCAATGAAATGCGTAATATGATACCTGCAGTAATAAAAGAAATACGTTTAGATAAAGTTCCTGTGATACCAGAGCATCCAGAAAGTTGCTCTTATGCAGATTTAAACTTATGATTTTAGATACCTACAATCAGCCAAAAAAACTAACTACAGAGTTACTTGACTCTGTAGTTGCTCATGCATCTGATATGCTTATGTTAGATGATTTGGATGAACTTCAATTGGTGTTCAAGGGAGCAAATGGCGACAATTGCGGATACTTTGATGGTATCGGTGACGAGGAAGAAGGCGTTGCATCTATAGAAATCAACAGCAAAAAGTCTGTTAATGAAATAATCAAAACAATATTCCACGAATTAGTCCATGTGCAGCAAGTCTTACATGAAATGTTTGATGATGTTGCAAAAACTTGGCATGGAGAATATTTTGGTGATCTAGACTATAATGATCTTCCTTGGGAAAAAGATGCGTTTGAAAAAGAAGAAACCCTATTTAATACATGGAAAAATAGTGTCTAAAATACTTTCAACTACTAAATATAGTATAAGACTAACTACAAATGCGGTAATATATGCATCATCCAAAACCAGTTCCAATAGACGATCCTCATGATGATTGGAGCAAATACATTGATAGGTTAACAGAAAACCCTTGACAATGTAACAAAATTCTGCTACAGTATAACAGTAAAGAATCACTAAATAATAGCAAAAGGAGTTGTGCTATGAGAGATGCTGATAATGTTGAGTGGACTATAAAAGCGTATAATTGGCTTAACGGCAACTTTGAACTTGCCGAGTGGGGATCTGGTTATGGTTTCACCCAAGCTGATAATTATTTTAAAAACTTGCATAGTGACAATTCCTTTGCTAAGATTGAAATGATGAAAACTACTATTAACGAGGAGATTTGCCAATGAGATTAGAAATACAAATTGATGAAGGTCCAGAATATATGTCCGCAGATGAAATTGCGGTACATTCAATTTTAAACGGTTATCATTTACCTAGTGTAGACTCTAGAAGAATAGAAGATAATCTCATCGGAGATGCCTATGCTGGCAAACTAGGTCCACTTGACCAAGAACAAGTGGATTTTGCTGTACAATTAATTCATGAGATGGGAGTGGTGGGAGTTGTAAAAGAAGCTAAAGAGGTAATAGAAAAGAAGATCAAATAATATAAAAACACAGAAAGAGTTAGTGATGATAGATCAAGATAAAGTTGCAATTGATAATGAAATCAGTAGGATTCAAGCTATTCCACAAATGGGTGAACAAGAATCTACAATTGTACAAGAGTTTGTAGATTGGTGGGCTAAAGAATACGACATCAACGTCCACCATATAGTAGATTCCCGTTTCGCCGATCGCCTTACTTTGAGGGTAGATTCCCAATCAACGTCTGGCACTGGCGATTATGAGATTGAAACATTAGAAATGGATAGATATGCTGAATATCGAGGCTGGATACAAAAAGGCCAAGACAACTTTCAAATAGTTCAAACAGAAGAAAGTATGTAATAATGGATCATCAAATTGCAGTTACGGTTATCTCTGGCACCATGACAATTTCTGGCCTTGTAATAGGATATGTCCTTGGTATGCAAGATGCTTGGAAAGACGCTAAGAAAATTTATGCTTATGGCACACGCCTATGATTCGTAAGATAACTCCAGCTTCCGAAATGATTATCAATCTTGATGGTCCAAAGGGTAATGCGTTTCATCTAATGAAAGTGGCAAAAGAACTTGCCCATTTTGAAGATAAAGGGGTGACAATGATTATGAGCGAAATGTGTGGTGATGCAGATTATTTTAAATTAGTTAAGGTTTTTGATAAACATTTCGGTCATTTAGTCGTTCTAGAGAGTAGTAATGAAAAACTTTTGGAGTTTGTAAATGCGGATTAATTCATATGGAAAAACTGCGATGGCTATTGCAACAAATAGAGTCGCACCTGTAAAATCAACAACAAAGACGCAATTCTTATCAGTTATGGAGTTACAAGAAATGTCAAGAAAAGATAGTAGTAATGTTGTGGACATTAATATAAGTGCCCGTCAAAACAGATACAATCAAATTGATTTCGATAAACTGTTAGACGCCATCATAAAAAGTGGTGATTTAAAATCATGATGTTATCACTTACATCTGGCGCCAAAGAATATATGACTCAGCAGTTAGTTTTAGCTGAGAAAAATTACGTTCTCCTTGAGGTAAAAGGTGGTGGCTGTAGTGGATTTAAATATGACTGGACCTATGTAAATGATGCTGAAAAAGGAACGCTGATTGATAGCACGTTGGTCGTTGATGCAATGGCTGAAATGTTTTTATTCGGATGTACTGTCGATTATGTTAAAGAATTGGGAGGTAATTATCTGATAGTTAAGAATCCAAAAGCGACCGCACAATGTGGTTGCGGAGAAAGTTTTGCTGTTTAAAATAATGGTTGACAAACATCTCAACACTTACTTGATTTTTAGTGTTACTAATACCATGGTATTAGTAATCGACCTAAAATAGGTATTAGTAATATCATGGTATTAGTTATTAGTAACACTACAAATCACTAAAAATCAAGTAAGTGTTGAGGTGAAGGCTTTGCTGTTTAAAATAATGGTTGACAAACACCTCAAGATATGCTAGTTTAGTTATAGAAACAGAATCACTTGAAAGGGTTCAAAAATGTTTGATATTGGTATGGGTGTTGTACGGCCTTACGCTTCGGGTCGTGTTGGTGTTGGTGAGATTTCATCAATCCACGATGATGCTGATGGCGAAACACTGATCACTGTCATGTATAACGATGGCGCGGTAAAAGTTTACACCGAAAACGCAATAATGAAAAATCTAGGTCGGCGCATAATTGTTACCGAAACTTCTTTCTCTACTACTTAAATAAAAGGTTGACAAGTACCACAGAATATGTTATAAAGTTAGTATAGAAAGAATCACTAGTCACTGAAAGGACTAAAAATGCAAAATCAAGTTTCATATATCTCAGCCCATAACGGTGGAATTCAGATGTTCTCAACCAGTTCATCTGACCAGACCTCAACGCTTGTCGGATATGGAAAAACTGCTGAGTCGATTGCGTATGTTCTTCAAACTAAAGGTATTGCTTCTACAATTTTTCAATCATCTTCTATGGATTTCGCTTCGGAAGAAGGATTTGCAACAGATGATGCCGCTTCACTATTAATGAAAAGAGCGTATGAATTAATTTAAATAAGGGGTTGACAAAGAGTTTAAAATATGTTATGTTACTAGTATAGAAAGAATCACGTTAGTTTCGATGGAGTTAGAGGTGGGAGATTCTAACGTGATTTTAGACTTTTTACTACTGCGTCTGTGGATGAGGGAAGGCCAACTACACTCCACTATCGATGAAACAATTAGATACTGATCAGCAAAGGGTCAGAGTTATATAGAATTGTTGAGGTATGCAGAGGGCGTAGTAGTAAGAAGTCTAGACTGTTTTTTGGTGCGTCTGTGGGAGAGGGAAGGCCAACTGAACCCCATGTTCGTAAGGGCGTATCAAAAAGCAGTCTATAAAGAGTAGTAAGAAGTTTAGACTATTTTCTGGTGCGTCTGTGGGAGAGGGAAGGCCAACTGAACCCCATGTTCGTAAGGGCGTATCAGAAAATAGTCTATAAAGAAAGGAGATACTGAGAAAAACAAACGCTAGAATATTAACCTTCCTGTCCCTCCACCCGTCTTCTAAGCGGGACCATAAGAGGAGGATGGATGGCAAGAGGTTCGATTCCTCCAGGAAGGTCCATACTCTAGCGTTCTAGAGTCGTTATATGAAACTGTGGTTTCTGTCATATAATGTATATAGAACCAATCGACTTGAACGCTGGGTGTCGGCAGATAGTTTAAATTAAATCCTCTAGGGACTCCGACAGAAATGCGCGGTTGAAGGTTCCAACATGTTTAAACGTACATAAAAAGGGATAGGGCATCCCAAATTTAAGGATTATACGAATGTTAAAAGAAAAAGTTATTGAAGCACTCAGGCAAGTGTATGATCCTGAGATGCCAACAACTAGCATATACGACCTAGGTCTAATATACGAATTAGAAGTGAGTGAAGATGGAGATGTAGATATTAAACACACACTAACATCTATGTTTTGCCCATTTGCTGACGAAATATGCCAAAGTATAGAGGTCGCTGCTGGAAGTGTTGAAGGAATTAAAAAAGTAAAAAGAGAACTAGTATTTGATCCACCATTCTCTATAGAAATGGTTCCTGAAGAAACAAGAATGGTGATGGGATTTTAAATTCGCGCCAAATACGATAAGGAGATAGCAATGCTAACATGTTTAATAATTGCAGGTTCATTATGGATAGGTGATGAACAGATAATGTTCCCTACACAAGGATCATTTTACTTTCATAAATTTCAAGAAACTATAAAAATATATGGTAAAGGTGGTGACAGACATGGAAGTTTTGTCATTCCGAAAGAAATGCGTGGAGAAACTATAACAGAAGTTTTTGAAAATTGTACCAGCGAGAAATAATATTTCATTTCACTTGTAAAGAGTGTAAAGGTTGGTGGTCTATCGCTACGATGGAATTGGATTGGAAGCCCAAACGACTATTTTGTCCTCACTGTGGGCATAAAGATAACGGAGTATAGGCTAGTCTGGTAAGTCGCTTGCTTTGGGAGCAAGAAATCCGAGGTTCAAATCCTCGTACTCCGACCAGTATAAATAGTTATTTAAGCTGAAAAGGATTAATAAATGGCTGATATGATAGAGCGCCCTAGATGGGCAAAAGGTGCTGTTCCAACTGCTAGAGGTTGGTTCAAAGGCAGAGAAAAGATGCAAGGTAGAAAGTTTTCACCTGAGCAAATTGCAGAATGGTTTAATGCACATCCAGAAGTTGATAACCCAAATGCGCCAGTAATGTTGAGCGAAACTATGCCAGTACAACCAGCGCCATTAGAAGAACCTGAAATGTTGGTAGAAACGATGCCTGTCGATCATCCAGATAGTGTTTGGCAATCTATATCAGAACCTGAGCCTGAAATGTTGGTAGAAACACCTAAGCTTGGTGGTACTGTTGTAGCACAGCTAGATTCTATGTCAAAAAGAGAGTTAGAAATGATGGGCAGAGAACATGGTATTGAACTGGACCGGCGGCAAAGTAAAAGAAGCTTGATTGGACAAATTAAAGGCCTTTTAACATAATGGATATTAAATCAAATTATCACCATATGATGGCTCAACAACCTCTTGAATTGATCCATAAAACTCAAATGGCAAAAGATTTTCAAATGGAACAAGTGGTGAAGCAAAGGCGATGGGTTGAACAAACAACCGCTGAACCTCATAAAGCAATGAGAAAATCTTATGAGGGTCATAATGGAACATACGATGCAGCAGGCAAAGTACAGCGTGGACCTCAACCAGTTGAAGGTGCAATGTCTAAGTCTGTAGACGTACAAGCTTAATTTGAAATAACCAACCACATACATAATGTAGGAGAAATGTAGGAGATTTATAAAATGAGAGAATTATTAATAAAAGCTTTTAAAAGCCATGCCCAAGGACACATTGATAAACATTTAGCTAATGTGGAAGTATATCTTCATAATCCAGCAGGTATTGGTGAACATTCAGATATTATCGAAGCTATGGAACTTGAAATGGAAGAAGTTGCAAAATATAATGATATGTTAGAGATGGTAGAAAAGCATCTCCAAAATGATTAAATCGCTTGTTATTGGAGTATTAGTATTTTTTCTAATGTACACAACACAAGCTGTTTCCCATGAACAGACGGAAGAATACACAATAAAATATGTAAAAGATGGTCTTTACGGCAATCCTATGTTGGTATTTAAAGGTGATTTTGTTAAAGGATTAGCTAAGGCATTTATAAGATCATATGCTAGGCATCCTGATGTAACGATGGTTTCAATGACATCTCCTGGAGGATTACTCACGGAAGCATATGAAGTGGGTAAAATTCTATCAAATTATAAGGCACACGTTTGGGTTCCACGAAATGCAGCATGTATATCAGCATGTGCCCTTGCTTTGATGGGAGGAGAAACTTACAAAATAAGTGGAGTATTAGCATTTCATGCTCCTTATATGCCCTTGTATAAAGGAAGTGTGTCGATGGATAAGATTTATTCTGAAGGACAAATGACAGGATCTTATCAATCTTATTATTTTGCCGCTAATGGATTTAGGGCACAACTTTATATGATGATTGCACAATTTACAAATAAGAGTACCTTTGTATATTTTATGAATTCACACGATTTTTATTATTTTCTAATGCATCCCGAAAGAACTTATGATGATTATTTGATGCAAAATCCAGCTCCTAAATCTGTTATTCAAGGAGGTGATAAAGTTCTAAAGGCTATCCTAGAGAAAAAAATGTTTGAAGTATTGAGAAACAATTCTGAGATTAATGTTTTTAAGCTGGGAGATGACGGTGAACTGAATAACGTTTTATCTTATAAAGAAATTCAAAACAAATTTAAAGATGAGGTTATAAAATCGGTAAAATGAAATATATAATAGATATTGACGGCACTATATGTAAAGAAGTGATTATTCCTGATAGTGGTGGTAAGAAAGATTATGCCAATCATATTCCATATCCTGAAAGAATCGAGAAAGTCAATGCACTCTATGAAGCTGGTCATACAATTAAATATATGACTGCAAGAGGTGCAGTAAGTATGGTAGACTACTATGGCCTTACTAAAAGTCAACTAGACAAATGGGGTGCAAAGCATCACGAACTTAGTGTTGGCAAGAAAGAACACTATGATGTTTGGATTGATGATAAATCTGTTAACTCAGAGTCTTACTTTATTGATTGTATTGGGGAAACTTATGAGTAGTACAGATATAAATACTATTTAAGTCTGTAATAAAGGAGTTTTATTATGAAAAAGTATTCATATACAATTTTTGCATTATTTGCATTATTTGCAACATCAACATATGCACAAAATATTATACCTAGAAACGCCCAGCAATATCTTATAATGGTTCCATGTGATACATCAGCTTATATTAAAAATTTAATAGAAGTTGAAAATAGTGAAAGATTATTATTTGATGCTGAAGGTTTAGTCTTTACTATTCCTTCAGATGGAAGAACACCAGAACCAGCTAAAACGCCTGCAAGTTTATATGTAAATATGGAATCAGGGCGTTGGTCACTAGTATTAAAGCCAACAAATCGTCTTTGGTGTTTGCTTGTAAACGGTTCAGAATTTGTTGCAGGCGGCAACTGATTATGGATTTTCCAATTTGGATATTATATACACTTTTTATATTAACTTCTGATGGCGAAAGATATGTTTCTCAAGCATCACAATTTGATAATCGCAATGAGTGTATAGCATATGCAAAAAAATATTCTATTGAATTAAGTGATGCTTGGCAAGCAGCATTAGACCGAGAACATGGTGTCGATAATTATTTTGCTTTAGAAATGGGCTGTGTGCCTAGAGATAAAAATAACAAAGAATTTGCAGATAAACGGATACCAGTAATAGCAATACCATGGTCAATGCCCGGACCAGAAGGAGAGTTATTGTAAAATGTTTTATGATATTCATGAAGATTGGATAGAACATTTCAATCTCGTAGCTGAAAAAAGAGAACTCTACCATGAGTGGATTTTAAGAAAATTAAAAGAAGAACGGAAAGAAAATGACTGACGATATTTTTGATTTTGGATTTACGGCCGTAACCGAAGAAGAATTGGACACGGTTCAACAGTTGACTCAAAAATCATCTGATACTCAAGAGACTGCGGACGCAGTACAGAATAAAATTGATAAGCTGTATAATGCGGTAGTTCCATTACTTAATAATCTAAAGAAAAATCCAGAAAAAGATTATATTCACTGGCCTAATCGACTTGATAAAGTAGAACAATTTGAAGATATGCTTACTAAAATTTATAAATCCTAGCTGTATAAATATAAGAAAACAGAAAGCAACTCACATGAAAACACTTAATCAATTTTTAAATGAACGCTTTGTAAATGCTCATCCTAATGATGGGGAATTGAAGCGCAAATGGGCTGATCGAGTCTGGGACTTACTTCAAAGATCATATGCAAATATCGGCGGCATTAAAGGTAGTGGTTTTGAAAACAAAGAGTCGATGATAGCTAAGATTCCTATGTGGAAAATGGCAGTAAAAGATGGCAAGTTACTTGCTGTAATTCTTTATAAAGAGAAAAGTGGCAGAAAATCAGTTGCTATGGGTGCAGAAGGTAGCGATCAAGCGAAAGCGATTGTTGCAAATATGTTTAAACAGGAAGTCAAAAGAGCGTATGGTGAGAAAAGTAAAGCAGCACTGGGCGCAATGATGAAATCAATGCCTTGGGATGTAATTGAACCTTTTCTTATGACTCCCGATCAAGTAAAAAGAACATCTGGCGCTGATGTTCAACCTATAGCAAAAATGAAAACTAGTGATTTGCCTAAAGATGCTCAGTTTACACTTAACAAGTATCCTATGCTAAAACCTTACGGATATCTCCGCGCTCTTGGCGATGAAATGATTTTCAAAGTTTCTTTGGGAACTACTGGTAAAAATATCAAATAATGGTTGACAAACTGATCCACTTAGTGTAATATCTAAGAGTAACGAATCAGAGAGAGATTATGAATATACTTTACATTCACGGATGGGGTAGTCGTTTCGATCCCACTAATGATAAAATACTTCTGTTGTCTGAAATAGGGAATGTGACTGGTGTTGATGTAGATTACACCCAACCCATTTCAGAAATTCAAGAAACGATATACAACGCAATGATAGCAGATGATATAGATTTACTTGTTGGTACTTCTATGGGTGGCTATATGGCTAATCTAATGGGCACAACTTGGTGTGTTCCTTATGTTATGATTAACCCAGCAACTGATCCTGCTATAAGCCTTCAAAAATATATTGGTGCTGGTATTGATTATTATGATCGGCACTATACACTTAGGGCTGAAACACTCACAACTTTTACCTCAATGTCAGATAATACCAATGTTCCTGGCTTGCTGCTGTTAGATATGGCAGATGACGTTTGTAATGCTGTTGAAACAAATCAAATGTTTCTTAATAGCAGTAATGTTTCCACATATACTTGGAATGACGGTTCACATAGGTTTGATCACATGGCAGAATCTTTGCCTTTAATTGAAGATTTTGATGCTAGAAATCTTTCATATGGATTTGGTGATAATTAGAGGTTGACATTTCTTTTAAATTATGCTAGTTTATAAGAGTAAAGAGAATCACTTCTTAGGAGATACAATGCTTTGTTATGCCACAGATCAAAAACCTGTTATTGAAGCACTACAAGCTAACAACTGGGATAATGATGATATCATGACATATCTTTCTTATCTTAATAAAAAGAAAACCCTTATCAACACTGGTCGCAAACACGGTAAGTATTCGCGTGATTCAGATAGATCCAAAGTTTACAACTCCGAGTTTAAATATGAGCGGACTTACGGTACTGGTAAGCAGTTTAAAAATCTTAAAGAAGCACAAAAATATTGTGATAAAGTGCTTGCTTCTGTTGCCTGGAATAAAATGTCCAATGTCACACACATTGCTTTGTCCACTATGACTGGCCATAGAACCGCAGGTCGCGCTTGGAGAAATAACATTGATTTAAATATCAGAAGTGGTATGAATCAATATGTTCTACTCCATGAAATGGCACACTCTGCTGGCAATATGCACCATGATACTCAATTTCGTATTGATCTACTTAAATTGGTTTCTCGGTTCATCGGTAAAGAGCAAGCTAATTATTTGAAAAAATGTTTCAAGGAGAAGAATCTCAAGTTGTCGATCAACAAAAATGTGTTGAACCCCGATGCTTGGATGAAAATGAAGTTGCGTATGGAAAAAGCCCGTGAGAAAAGGGTTGACAAACACTTCAAAGTGTGCTAATTTATAAGAGTAAAGAGAATCACTTCCCAGGAGATACAAATGACAACTGTAACAGAAACTCAGCAATTAGTTAATGACTATATGAATGCCGGCGGAACTGTAACGAAAGCAAAACGTGCCGTTTGGGCAAAGGGAGCAAAGTTAGCAAAAACTCAACCCGTTGCAGGGAAGTACCTCACATATTCAAAAAAGCCTACCGGACCTACCGGACTGTGTAGTTTAAACTATCAATTAGCCGGTGACCGTGCCGGCGGATACAACACAAAATATATGCTTGATTCAAACAGCTAAGATACACAAACAGTATAAGGGATACAAATGACATGAAAGTTTATTCTATAACAAAAAGTGTCTTATCTAAGACTTGGAAAAAAGATAGCTCAAAAGTCAGAGACATAGACAGAATAATGCGAGCCAAGTTCTATGATAGGGATCCTTTCACAAGAATAGAGTTTGTTAAAGAGGGCGCCAGCTATCTTATGTGGAATGATGTGAAAAATAAAAAAACATTATCTTCTGCAAAATCTACTATGGGATTTGTTTGGAGTTATATGATAAAAAATAATATACTAGTAACCGTATAATAGGGGTTGACAAGACCCCTTTTTTTATGCTAGTTTATTAGTATAGAAAGAATCATTTGTCACTGAAAGGGCAAAAAATGCAAAATACTTACTGGAACCAAAACGGAACTTTTCAATCTGATTATGATCACCTTAAAGAATTAGTTCCTATGTCGGGAAATTGTTACACTGTTGCTGGAGAAATGATTCGGGCAGTAACACGGCTTGCTCATGATCTTTACAATAACGGAATGGGAAACAACACTTCTGGTGCTGTAAATTATCTTTCTAATAGGAATGTGATTGATTGTAAAACCACTCATGCAATTCATCCTTTCACAATGGGTCGCCACTATGAAGGTAGTTACAACGGAGATAGTTTGCAAGTGGCAATCGAATCCGCTATTGATCAGACTATACAACATATCTTAAATAATCCTGAGTTAGAGACTCAACAGAATGATGATGATATGTTTCTTCATGAAGATGAAGATGAACGTTACTGTGAAGAATGTGGAGACACATTAGGAAGTTTCGATGATCACACATGTGAAGATTGTGAAAATACTTTAAATGAAATGTGGGAAGAGGAAGAAGAAGATGAATGGGTATAATAAAGACGCTGTTACCAAAGAGATAACAAAAGATCCTAGCATCTCAAAAAAAGGTGCAAAATTAATTCACGCATTATTGAAAGGAAGGGGTTGACAAGACCCCTTTTTTATGCTAGTTTAGTTATAGAAACAGAATCACTTGAAAGGGTTCACAAATGTCTATGATCGTAAATTCCACTATCACAAAAAATGGTTTACAAGCGTATGACTTTACTTCACGAGGAACCAAATATACTGTAATTGAGAATGGTCAATGCGCTAACATGTGGGATGTTTATAGCAATCGTTTGAATGTGTCTTTCTCACCTCAAGTCGCTGTAATGACATTGAAAGAAATGAAGGCTCGCTCGAAAGCCCTTAATCATCTTGCAACACTGATCGAAATGTAGGAAGAAAGGGGTTGACAAGACCCCTTTTTTATGTTACCTTACTAGTATAAACAGAATCACTTGAAAGGGTTCACAAATGACTACTAATGAAGTTTGTCTTTGGAAATTCTCTAAACATATGATGCCAGATTTTGCAATATACGGAACCGGTACTGCTAGTGTTCGCGGAGAAGTAAAATCTCTTGAGAATGAGTTAGTGAATACTGAAACCGATTATGGCAATGCTGCCGAATGGGTTTGTACTTATTCTGAGATTTTCCCAGATGTTGAATTTACCATAAAAGAAAGAGTATCCTAATGAATGAATATCGTGAAATCGCTCAAATGCTTCGACAGTTGATCAAAAATACACAATCGCCAGAGTCGCCTGTTCCTGCAAGCCATATCTTGGCTTTGTCGGAAGTTTTTGATTTCAAGGCAGATGATGTTGAAATGGATATGATTGTTGAAATGCAAAGGAATGCAATATGAAAATGACTAAATATGACGAAAGACATGGCGGACCATATGACAGAGGCAGCGCAGACTCTTGGTATCGCCGTGGTCCAAATCCACATTATTGGACTGGTGGAAGTTATCACGGTGAAAAAATGTTTGAATCTGAAATGACCAAAGAAGAAATAGAAGCTTATTATGCTGGGTTTGATGAAAACGAAGAAGCGGGCAGTTTTAAAGAATATTAAGGAGTATTAGATATGGCATTATATCGTCATGATAGTTATGTTTTGGACCTATCCGGAAAGAGCAATGACAAAGCTAAAGTTTATCGTGATGGTATTCTCATATTTCAAGGACAAAGCACACACGCAATTCCTATCTTTGTAAAAAGGTGCGATTCACCTGAAGTTACCAGAAAGTTTTATTCAAATAAGACTCGACAAAACCTTACCAATGAGTTATAATATAGTAATGATTCGTAATGGAGAATAATATGAAAAGTGCAGCAACAAATGCAGATCGAATGGCTCTTATTAAAGAAGTCCATGAACGGCGTAAAAAAATATCAAATATTAAACAGAAATCTAAAAACTTAATGTCAAAGCCTAAAGCAACCAGAGAGTTTGCCGATATTACTATTGCTTCTGATACAAACCAAAACATCAACCACTATACCGATGCTAGTAAATATGCTGAAGAATATTACGGCGATATTCTACACGAAACAACCCGTTATGATA